ATCTCACCGTGTTTGGTGATGATGTCCTGCTGGGCGATGTCTCCAAGGCGCTTACCGGCGTTGATCTTGGCGGCAATATAGTAATCCGGGCGGTTAGCCACGGGGCCACTCAGGAGACCAGAGGCTTTCAACTCCTCCTGAGACATCTCAAGGAAATCCTTGACCTGTTCAGCAGACCACTCCTTGACATCCATCTCCGCCTGGATCTTCGCTTCCTCCTGCTGGTTCTGCATCTCAAACTGGAGGTAGTTTCCCAGTGACTTGGAGAACGGCGCGAGTGCCCCGGCCAACTTTAGCATCTCGTTGGACTTCGACGGTTCCGGCAGGTTGGTCCTGAAGTAGGTGTCAACCGGAGAAGCCGCCGGAGTTACCGAGGCACCGGGGAGATTCAGGTTAACTTGCTGGCGGCGTACCGGGCGGTATTGAGGAAACTGCTGTTCGGCCATCTGTTATTACAGGTAGTAAGACTGAAGGTTAAATTTGCCTTTGTCCCAGACGGGCGTACTGAAGCGGCTCTTGGCATCCATGTATCCCGCGCCGATCCTCAAGGCTGCCCCGAGGAAGCTGGGCCGCTCCACAGGCTTCGGCAGCATGGACAGGACGCGACCCTGTTGCTGGGAACGGATGCCCTTCTTTTGTTCCTCTAAGTTTTGCTCGCTGAAGTCTTGGGACCGCTGGCGTCCGTAGGTGTACTCGAACTGACGGCGCTCAAAGTCTTGCAGCAGGGCGTCTCTGGACGCCCCAGAGACACCAGCTTCACCAGCGGAGACTCGGGCTGTCGCCATGGCTTCTCTGGCAGCTCTGGAGGCATTCATAATGTCCAGGGCAGCCGCCTCACGCTCCTGGTATGTCCGGGTCGCCAGACCTTGGTATTTGCCGACAGCCGCCTGATCCGCGATCTCTTTGTTCTGCTGATACATCCGCTGCTGGTAGTCAGCCATAGCGGAGGCCTGTTGCTGTTGACCGATGAGCTGAGCCGCTACTTGGGCCGCATTCAAAGCGGTCATCATTTGCACCATAGAAAGACCGGCTGCCTGGTAAGTTGCCAGCATCTGAGGCCCTAGGGCGGCAGCAAAGATCATATCTTGACGAACTCCACGAACGGGGGTTGATGACGAATGAAAGACACACCCAGCCACTTCAGCCAGCGGATGTGTAGTTGGTTGTCCTCATGGACAACATTGGTCAGCAGGTCATATCCCTGTGACATCTCCTCCAGCCACTTGCGTGACTCCCGGAGGAATTGGATCTTGATGGTCTCTATCTCAGGTGTCCCCAGGAGCCATACGACTCCCACAGACGCATCCTGAGGCGCTCTGCCGACACCAAAGATGGCAGCGGGCATCCGATCGATCCAGACCGTATAAGACTTCTGGGAGCGTCTGACGGCCTTGTAGAGAGCGATGAAGTTATTGGGCTCCCCATGAGCCCTCAGTTCTACCTCGTCTGCCTCTCGGAGCCGGTGGTACATCTTCAAGATGTCCCCGTACTCGGTCGGCAGAACTACCCCATGCGCGTGCTTCTGGGGTTGTAGCTTGCTTCCCACTCTGCTCCTAGTAATCGGCTCGGCAGCGGAGAGTCATTCTCCACTTCTACCGTCAGCTCGTCATGCTTACCCATCAGCGGGAACTTGAAGGTTCCATCCTCGATAGACGGACTGCCGATGATGTTGTTGCCAGAGCCCAAGACTCTGCCGGTGAACGGGTACTCATAGGCACTCTGGTACTTCGGCGTGACCTTCACCTTGAAGTAGCCGGAGTCCTCGAACAGCAGGGTGCCATTCCTGAGCTGGTATCGACCACTCAAGACCGCCGCCATGCCACCGCGCTGAGACGGCTGTTGCAGGTGGATCTTGGTGAACGTGTACTTCTTGGTGTACTTCTCCCCGATCCACACGGGGGCAGACGACAGATCACCCGAGACGACCACGGTGTTCGTGGTGCTGGAGGTGATCGGGTAGATGATCCCCGGTTCCACCGTCGAGGTGGCCCGCGAGACGACCTGCATGGTGGCCCCGGCGGCGATGTTGTACGGCAGGGTAAACGTGGTCTTGTCGGTTCCCGCGTCATAAGACGGGCTGGGGGAACAGTCAGACTCCTTGATCCGCCGGTCCAGCGCGATCCTGAAGGTGCTGTCGGCGTCTGCCTGACCCGGAGCGAAATCCAAGGACTCTAAGAACAGACCCTCGGCTCTCTGGATCAGCAGGTACAGCGTGGAGTCAATGAAGTCCACGTTCTTGATGTTGGCGTCAGACCCGAAGGTGAACTTGAACCAACTTGATTGGACCCGCTGTCCTCCGTTGTTGAAGAACTTGTAGATCCACAAGGTTGACGTGGAGCCAGACGCCTGGATCACCAGTACATCCTCCTTCGCTGAGGAGGCCATCTTAGAGATGGAACCTGAAATATAAGTAGGCACCGTGGCCGAGACCTCGGTGGCTTCAAAGCTCAGGCGTTGGCTAGACACGTCCCGGTACTCTCGGATACCGGCATAAGACCCTCGGGTCGTGGCAAAGAAGATCGAGTCACCGTTAGCTTCAGGAGCAACGTAACGGTCTGCCTCGAACTCTGTCGATGGGGTGATGCTCACGGTCTTCGGGGTCAACAGACCCTCGGACCTCAAGACAAACTGGGTCTGATCCGAGAACAACACCAAGACCTCCACATAGGGGATCGCGTGTCTCAGGATGGAGACCTTCGTGTGAGCTGCGGTCACGTCGATGACTGCTGAGTCCAGCAGAGACGTGATGGTGGTCCGGAAGAAGTTGAAGAATTGACCGGCCTCACTCAGGATCACCTTCTCTCCCGCAAGGAACCCGAGGCGGTTCTTGAAGAAGAAGATGTCGTTGATGGGCTCCCCGATGAATCCGGGGTCCGGGTTGGTCGTGGTGTCCCCGGCTTGTCTCGTGGACCACTCGGGGACCGTGTAGTCCGTCCCGCCGATGTCATAGGTGTGACCATCAGCCGGGGTGAACTGGAAGTTACCGTCAGCCGTCCGCAGCAAGAGATGCGGCATGGTCGTCGGGTCGATCTTGTAAACGATCCCCGGTGCCACGGTCTCTTCCCAGGTGCCGTTCTCAAAGCCCGACCCCGAGTCAGCCACGAACTTCACATAGTAGTCGTCAATGCCGGTCTCAGGGTCACCTGCGATCTTCGTGATGAACCCGTGAGGTGCAACCAGAGGCAGGTCCGTGAACAACTGAGCGGTGTCCTTGACCAGCGTGGAGTTACCGTTGCCTACGGAGTCCTCAAGGGAGATGTCAAAGTCCTCAGAGGCCGTGGTCCGCTTGACCAACACGGTAGACCCCGAGACATCGAGAGACCATCCGTTACCGGAGTCCAGGTCTCCAAGAGATCCCGAGACCGTGCAGCCGGTGGCTGTGCCTGTCTCAAGAGCTGTCTTTAGATCCGAGGCAATCGTAGAGGTCTGGATGTCCGACGCCGTGCTGGCGTGGGTCTCCTTGATGACCTTACGGGATGATCCTCCGTAGGTAACCTCCACCTCATACTTGGTCGAGTAGTTACCCTGGACAATCGTGACCAACGCCTGATTACCGGGGTCAGTCGTGGTGTCCGCAGTCATCGCCGGGGTGATCTTGCGGTTCACAATGAACGTGTAGTCATTCACCGTGAGGACCTTGAGATCCTGGGTAGGATCATCACAGTTCAGGTAGGTGAAGTCGGCAGAGACCGCTGTATCCCCGGCACTGGAGCCGGACCCGCTGTTGTCCTTGATTGCCTTGGAGGTACCGGCGATGTCATAGACACGCACGGTGTTGTCCCCAAGGGCACTCTGGTCACCCAGGACAACGACGTACCTCTCAGAGGTATCCCGGTTGATCGTGTGAGCGATCACGGTTCCAGCGTCACCAGAGAAGACCTCAGCGACGTGTTCGGTCGGGGGCCTCTTGGTCAACCCCTCGACGACCGTAGCCATCGCGTTCTCTTGAGCTTCCGCTTGACCAGGGAACCGAAGTGCCGCCGGTTGCTGGCTGACACCTCCGATCAGGTTGGGAACCGGAGAACTAATCAGGGCCATTAGCTGAGGGTATCTAGGCTGGTGTTAGAACGAAGGGCGGTGGGGCGATCTATGACGCGGTAGACATCGTAATTGTTGAAGATACTGTGATCCGCCGTATCGCCTTCCATGTCCTTCAGATCGGCCAAGGCTTTCACCTCGTCCGTCATGTTGTAGGTGTGATGGTTTCCTGAGCCGACCATGCGATCTTGGAAGATCCTGGCAGCTCGAATCATCATCAACCGACGTGCGGCCTCGGGCGTCTCATCAAACTCCATGAAGTAGATGACATCGCAGGTCAGCTTGTCGGTGATTGTGTATGTGTGGTTCTTTCGGTCGTACAGCTTGTTCCCTCGCTGGACGATATCGAGATCCGTGTTGTATCCGGGGGTGGTGTCGATGCGGGCCACGTTGGTACCCAGGATAATCTCGCTGTTACCGTCAGGCGACAGCTCGACTTTCCTCTCGTAGTTGAAGGCCCACCCCTGGGACAGGATCTCGCGGGTGACCTCATCAAGAATGTTCTGAGCGACTACGGCATCAGCCGTCTGTTGACCCGTTAGAGTGCTGACGGGACTGGAGCCTACCGCAGACAACATCGTGTTGACTGCCTGTAGCTTGGTCGTGTTCGTTATTGCCATTGGTCTCTCAGGAAATGAAGAGGGGACACCCCCAGTCGAAACTGAAGGTGTCCCCAGGAGGCATCAGAGGAGGAAGGACTCCGATTAGATTTAGGCCGTGATGGCCGCAACCGCACACTCAGGGCGGAGGATGCCGTGACCACACATGTACTTCGCAAGGAAGAGAGTGGCGAGGCGATCCACCTGGTACTCGCTCTCCATGGAGAGGTCAGCGAGCTTCACGGTGCCGACAGACTCCTTGGTGAAGGCAAGACCCCACACCTTGGTCATGTCAGCGTTGTAGCCGATACCGCTACTGCCGAAGACATCGTTGTTCTCGCCAGTCGTGGTAACCGCGTCAGAGTCGGTGGCCCTCATGTTGTTGGTCGGCACGATGGTCATGCCAGCAACCTTGAAGACGACACCCGAGTCGAGACCGCCGTTTCCGTCGGTAACGTCGCGGTTGACAAGCGAAGTGCCGGAACCGGCGTTCTCGATCAGCTTGTAGTACTCAGCGGGACGAAGCGCGAGGTAACGACCTTCGGTCGGCGCGTCGTTCTCGTCGAGCTTCTGAGCTGCGTCGAAAGCGAAGCTGATTAGAGAGGCACCCGTCGTGTCAGACATGGTGACCGTACCGCCCGTGGGACCGCCAGTCACGTTGGGGGTAGACTCAAGGGCCGCAGCGTAGATCGTCGAGATGACGTTCTGATCCATGCGCTTGGCAAGGGCACGACCGATGGCGGAAGCGTACTCACTACGGATGTCGTAGTGGTTCATCAACTCATCAGCATCAGCGACCAAGACCGAAGACGTGAGGATATCGTCAATGTGGATGATCCTCTCGTTGTGGTTGATCTTGCTGAGGTAGTTGTCGCCATCAGCGTCAGCCCCGTCAATGACGGACTCACCGGGGGTGTGGTAGCGAGCCGCTGCGGTTCCGATGCACGGGAACTGGGCGGACTTGCCACTGGAGATGGTACGGACAGTGTGCTTGTCCATGAACTTGTTGGTCTCTTGGAAGGTACTGAGGACCTCACCAGCGAAGACCTTGAGGAACAGGGCAGTCGTGCTACTCGCACCATTGACCTGACCAAGACGTGAAACATCAACCATTGTTGATACTCCTAGATTTGTTGGTTTGCGTTACAGGAAAGGGAAATAACAACACCCACGCACAAACCCTGGAGCAGCCGGTTATCCGCCTTGACGGGCCGGGTCAGACGATATGTCTAAGTGTGTTGTGTACTATTCAGCGGCGTCGTCTTCTTTGTCTTTAGACACCACGATACTTCTCAAGATGCCACTGAGGCTGGTGGTCACCAAGGTGATTAGACCCGCGACCACAGCGATGGAATCCTGAGGAAGATAGAGGCAGCTCATAATGAAGGCCAATACGAGGATCATCAGATAGAGACCCGCGAACTGGCTCAGGTGTAGAGCTGCAAGTTCTGATGCAGATTGACTGGCCTTGATCTCAGCCAGCTTGGCTTTCGCCTCGACCTCCCGAAGAAGGACCTCGGCTCTTGTGTCGATTACTTGGGCACGTTGTCTTTGTTCTGATTCACTCATTTCTATTCCGAACAGGGCCCATTTGAGCAGAGAGGACAGTCGTTTCCAGAAAGACACGCGCCCAAAGCCGGGTAACTTACGCATGAGAAGAGGGGAGCGAGGAGAAGAAGTCTTATTGCCATCCGTTGCTCCTCTTGAGTTTGAACCAGACGTAGATCAAGAGAAGCCCGATGATCCCGGCGAAGGCCTTAGGCATCCACTCCGGGGGCTGTAAGACGGCAGGCTCTTCAGCCTCTGCCAGTTCTTCAGCAGCCATATCTAAGATGACTGACTCCTCTCGAAGCTGCCGCCGGTCTTCTCGGGTCTCCGCAGAGTCCCATGTAGGAAGATCCCAGGTCAGCGCAACGTAGGTAGACTCCGAGTCACTCTCGATGTCTACGGGACGCTCGTTCTCAGCCCACGGATGTCCGATGCCTCCGTCGATCATCGCAGTGCCTCTGCCGTGGCCGACAGTAAACTCGTCCGGCGTCAAGGCGTTGCCGACCCCGCCAGGAGTTGAGCAGCCCCCCAAGGTCAGCAGACCAACCAAGAGGGGCCGTTGCATCACGCTTCGGGGGTTTCCTTCGGATCTTCGGCAACAACCTCGACCGTCTTACGGCGACGGGCTTTACCGAAAAGGGCGGCGGCAGCGCCGCCTCCAAGCAGCGCCAGTCCGGGGTGTACGCCGCTGAGAGCGTTAGACACCAACGCGCTGGCTCCTTCTGCGTTGTCAGCTATCGCGTCCCCAACCGTGGTCTCTACGACCTCTCCGCTTTCCTCATCAAAGAGGGACATCGGGACATCAAGGACCGTCTCCATCGCAGAGCAGCTTGCCAAACCGGCGGCAAGACCGAGTGCTACAAGGTTTCTACGCATCTTTCTTAGCCTTACTGAGGCCACGGCTAATGGCATAAAGTCCAGAGCCCACGGCAACAGCAATAAGGGCCGCAGTCTTGACAGTGTCAGAGAAGTCGCCCATGAGTACATAACTACACAGGCCAAGCAGGCCCGTCTGAGAAACACCTTCGGAGGTGCTTGTCAAACTGCCCACTGAGAATTTCGGCATTTCCATGTTTACATCACGTTTGAGACATTGAGTCTGGCTTCGACCTTCTTTCGGAACGCGGGATCAGTCTTGTATTCCTGCGTCTTCATGTCGGCCATGACCTGAGCCAAGGACTCATAGGGAGCAGGACCGGAACTTCCTTCAGGTCGAGACTGTAGAAGTTGGGGGGAAGACCCGGTGGATTGTGTATAGAGAGCCGCCAGTCCTTTGACGGCTAGGTTTGCCTGGGCAAGGTCGGCGTTCACGGCATCATTGAAAGCCGCGATGTCCTCTGCCGGAAGATTGTCGGCAGCCCAAGTGACCATTCGGTTGTAGTTCTCTTCACCACCGACAGAGGAGTAGATCGAGTTCAGCTCCTGCTGTTGCTTGAGAGTCTCAAACTCGGAGGCGGCAGCGGACTTCTGGAGGTAATCGTCGATCAGTTCTTCAGGGAACTTCTCAGCCAGCGCAGCACGACTCTTAGGGCTGAGTTCGCCCGTGGCTGTGAATTCATCGACATACGGCTGTAGCTCTTCCAGGCCAGCCCGAGGAGCCTCAGCCGGGGCTTCAGGTTTGTCATGGAACTTCTTTTCAAGCTCACTGTAGGCCTCCGCTAGTTTGTTGAAGTCTCCTCCGAACTTCTCGGAGATGTTGTCGAGCGGCTGGATCTCAAGACCCTCAGGTTCCGGGGGAGCCTCGGGTGTCTCAGCGGCAAGAGCCTCTTCCATAGCGGTGTCCGCCTTGGGCTCACCTGCCGATCCTTCGTCGAACTGAACTTTTCCGTACTCAGCCATTTATCCCTCCTCGGGTGTAGGGGCCTCCATATTCTTCTGGGCCATGTCCATGACCTGCGGTCCAAACTGTTGGACCATGCTCTGCATCTGTGCCTGTTGGGCTTCCTGCTGGATCTGCTCTTCGGTCTTCACCAGACCCTTCATCGGCAGACCCAGGGCCGTCGCTCGACGCTCCAGGTAATCGCGGATATCGAGGTACTGGTTGAGCATCTCGGGACCAAAGGTTTGCATGGCACCCGCGATAAAGACATCCAGTCTCGTCAGGTCCTGCCCGCGACCCAGGGCTTCGATCCCGGTGACCACGGTGGGCTTGACGATCTCCTTGGGGATCTTCGGCAGACGCCCCTGGGACTTCATACGGTCCATCACCAGGGTCACCAGTTTCATCTGGAGTTCTTGGGACAGGATCGAGTATTGACCGGCAAGCTGGGCCTCCAGCTCTTGAATCATGTAGCGGATCTCCTCGGCGGTCACCCGCTCGCCCTGGCGTTGGACGCTGGTGTTCAGCATGAAGCTGTACCCCAGTCTCTCGGAGATGTTGTTGATCGCCTCATAGGCAATCCGCATATCAGCCGCCTTAGATCCCAGCGTGACCACGGACACATCGTCCGCTCGACCCTCACGGATCGCACCGTTGGGAGCCTCAGCTAACGTCCGGGCTCTCGTGGGGGACGCTGGGTCCACCAGGAAGAGGACCTTGGAGGCCGCTGCGGCTCCCTCGATCATCGCCTGAGACAGCGCCTCAAGGCTCTGGAGGTCGCCTAGCAGTTCAACCGCATAGCCATACCCGTAGTCCATCCCGGTCACAGCGTTCATCCTGAGCGCCATGTAGGGGAGCTTGTCCGCCTTGAAGGAGCCATAGGTAGACTCCACGGTTTCCCCTGCGACTTCCTGCCAGACCTCGTAGTCGCCTTCGTCTGACCTGTGTACACAAGTGTAGATATCGACGCCTTCCTCTGAGCCGCCGGTAGATGCCTCGGGGAGCATCGTCTGGATCTCCTCAGGGAGAGCTGCGGGAGAGATGGTCTCCTTGATAACGATGGTCTCGATGTCGCCTCGGTAATCCCGTTGGACGACATAGCGGTCCATCTTGTAGACCCGCATGGTGCCCTCTTCGGGCATATACATCAGAGCGTTGCCGCAGATCACCAGTTGCTTCAGGGCCTCGAAGACCGGCACCCGGAGGGCCAGCGCCTCGATCTCCCCGTGAACGGCGTTCTCGATTTCAGCAAGTGACGCCTCGACTTCCGTGCGGGCGTCCTCCATGCCGGTGAGTTGCTCCAGGGTGAAGGGGTCCACCTGAAGACGAAAGAAGGGTTGGCTAGGTGGGAGGAGACTTAGGAGGAGCTTACTAGCCAGGTTACTCACGCCTCGCGCACCTACGCTTTGATAGGGTGTTGCGAGTTTGGATGCGTGAGAATGACCTTCTTCCGTCAACAGGTGCGGAATCGTGACTTTCGCCACGTCCCGGCCTCGTCGCAGGTAGCTATCACGTTTGGTTGACAGCTTCGCGTAAAGCCCTGCGGCGGTGCTTCTTTCCATGTTACTGGGGGAGGTTCAGGGGGATACGAAGACGGCTCAAAGAACTCTGGGAGCCTGAGGAAGCCATGCGTTGCCTACCGATAGGAGTCGGACGAACCTTGCGGGTCATCCTAGTGGGGGCCGGGGGAGCGGGCGGCGGAGGCGCGGGCATCTCCGGCATCTTCGGTTTGCTAAATACACACATGGCTATGACGGTTTGCTTCGTTCCACTTGTTCGTTGAAGAGTTCAGCCAAGAAGTCCACGACAGACCTCTGACCGGCTCGGAACCATATCTCGCGGTCTTTCCAGTCCAGGCCTGGGTACCTAGGAGGGAATCTTTCCTCCAGTTCTGCCATCAGAGCCTTGGTAATTCGTGGAAATGCGTGTTCCGTAAGTCTGCCCTTATCTGCCATCACGGTGCCTCAGGTAGGCTGCCAGCAGAACGCTGTAATTGACGAGATCCAGCAGGGTGTCCTCGACTGTTTCGTCGCCAACCTCCAGTCTCCCCAGGTCTGCATAGGTAGACAGGCGGGACATCTTGTCCGTCATACGGACCAGAAATCCCTGCTCCGTGGACATGATCCCCATAGCCTCCACCCGGCTGAAGTTGGCAAAGGGGTCATTCCCTCCACCGGCAGCCGACGTGTAGTCGTTGTTCTTCTTCTTGCAGATTTCCAGCGCCTTGCTGGTCATGTTGGAGTGGAACTCAAATAGCTCTTGCTGGTTCATGCCTTCCTCCTGTCAGGGGTCCACAGCTTCAGTTTCTTGGTCTTCAGATTGTACTCAGACGACCTCAGGATACGGGCCATGCGAGCCTGTCTGATTGCCTCATCCTCCCCGAGGCCCTTCTTTGCGTATGCCTCGACCACCTCGTCCCAGCAGCCCACCTCCAGGATCTTCTCGGCTGTCTTGGGGCCACAGCCGGGGAGACCGGGGTAGCCGTCAGTCGAGTCCCCACAGAGGACCTGCGTGAGAAACCAGCGGTCTGCCTGTTTCTTGTCGATCTTCCTGACCTCTCCCTCGGAGGGCCGGTAGACGTAGCCGGGGATCTGGAGCATGTCCTTGTCCTCGCTGACGATGATCTTGGTGCCCTTGATAGACTTCGAGGTACTGAGGATTCCCATGACATCATCAGCCTCCAGCCGGTCAATCACGCGACACTGGTAGGCATCGAGGCAGTACCGCCGCAGCTCAGGGAAGATCGTGGGCTTCCGCTGGCCCTTGCGGTTGGACTTGTAGTATTCCGCCACGTCATGCCGGAAGTTGTCCGGGGCCGTGAAGCAGATGATTACCTTGTCCGCCTCCAGGAAATCCTTGAACCAGCGGATCTCACAGTCCACCCGCTGCTTGGCCTCGCGGGCATCTGCGGTCACAGACCAGATGTCTTCGTTCTGGTCCCAGCAGATGATCTGCTCACACGCTGCTGCCGTCTGGTGAATCAGGATGTCCCCATCCATCAGTAGGGTCGTCGTCATCTTCTTCCTCGTCTAGCCGGTTTATGATGTGGTCACTCCCCAGCATCATCAGCTTGGTGATCTCAACAGGATCGCCGCTGCATCCAAGGAGGTACTTGTCGGTTTGAATGTTGGTCTTCTGTCGGACGAAGATGACGCTGGAACCGCTGCGCTTCTGGATCTCTAGCATCAGCTCCCGCATCGTCATGTCTTCAATCGAGCGAACCATTGGGTATAGGGGATTCTCTTGAGGGCCTTGAGTTCTCGCAGATGCGCGGATCGCATAGCTGTCTTCGGTGGATACCGGAGAACCCTCCTCAAGATTGACGCCTGTACTCGCTTCTCTCGCATATGTGGGTAGATGTCTTCGATCACCCGCATTGCCGACGGACCCGTGATTGACCACCGGAACATCGGCTTGCCATCCGGCTTTTCCATTGGCCGGAAGCGGCCCCCGTACTGCTGACAAAGTGCCTCTAAGGTCTCGGGGTAGGTTGTCGCGCACTCGATAACCAGTGTGCGGTTGAACCGAAAGCACCCCTCGCCATCGAGGAACCCGGCGATGTACTCGGGGCTCAGTGAGTCTCCCACCAGTTGCTTCCTATCCTTGCCTCCGCAGCCAGAGGGATGTTGAAGTTGAACGTGCGGCCCGCCTCTTCGATTGACCAGATGGCGTTATCAGCCACGATGTCAGCCGCCAGGGCACACACCTCGATCTGGAACTCGTCGTGGACGTGGGCGACCAAAGCCCAGTCTTGTCCCTTGTAGAGTTGCTTGCGGGCCAGCCTGTCCGACAGAATGCACGTCGCTGTTTTCATAAGGAGTGCCCCGGCGCTCTGAAGCAGCAGGTTGAGAGCTGAGTGCTGAGACCGACAGTGCAGCTTGCGGCCATCAAGGCCAATCAGGACACCCTCAGTCTTCGCCTTGTGCTTGACGGCATCCGTCAGCTTCTTGAGAGCCGGGGTTTTGTCCATGAACCGCTTGCGGAGGGCTCGCCCCTCCTTCATGCCGCCGTCCACGATCTCCCCCAGCTTGGCGTCACCTGCTCCGTAGATCAGAGCATAGATCAGGGTCTTCGCCTGAGACCTGTCAGTCAGTCCTGCGGCCTCCATGTTCTGCGTGTGGATGTCACCCTCCAAGATCTGTCGGGCATACTGTCCGTTGTCCCAAGGGTGCATGTAGTGTGCGAGACACCGCAGCTCTAACCCCGAGGCATCGCAGCCCACCAGCAGGAAGTCTTCGGGCACGATGAACAGATCGCGGAACTCCTTGTCCGCCGGGATCTGTGCGACGTTGGGAGAGTGGTGGGCACACCTGCCCGACACCGTACCGTTAGCAATCACCCGACCGTGGATTCTGTCGTCTCTCTCGCAGAGCCCGAGGAGACTGTTCTTTCCCTCGGCCAACTGCCCGATCTTCTTCTGGTTCACAAGGTAATCCATCAGAACCCAGGCTTCCGGGATGCACTCCCCCAGCTCCCTCAGGATCGTCTCAGAGACCTTCGGGCGTCCGTCCGGGGTAAACTCCTCGGGGACCCATCCGCGCTCTTGGAGACGCTCTGCGATCTGCTTGCGAGAGCCGGGGTTGAACTCCTCGATCTTGTCCTTCAGGCGGCGGCCCGTTTTCTCCGAGTACCGCTCGATGGTCTTGGGAGGGAAAGCCACCGCCACCGCCTCCTCATGTCCCCGCTGTCTTTTGGTCAACCGGGCGTATAGCTTCTCGGCTTCCTGGCGGTCGAACAGGAAACCGTGGCGGCTCATGTCCTCCATGAGAACTGTGAACTTATGCTCCAAGGCAACCGAGGCTTCTGTCGGTTCCTTGTACTGGATCTCATTCCACAGTCTCCAGGTTACCCCCGTGTCACGCTGGCAGTAGTCTTCCAGTTCCTTAGACCACTTCTCAAACACCGACTTGTCCTCAGTCACGTCAGTCCACTTCGGCAACCCCAGCCTGCGGCCCCAGGCGTCCAAAGAGTGGGACCCGGCAGTAACCTCCACGTCCTTTCCCCAGTGCTTCTGGTGGTCCAACTCCCGGAGATGCGGCCAGATCAGCCGGGAGTAGATCAGGGTGTCCTTGATCTCGGCTCGCGTGGTCCACTCGGGGTACAGCTTGCGGATCGCTATTAGGTCGAACCCGATGATGTTGTGGCCGATGATTACGTCAGCTTCTTGCAGGGCCTTGAGACCGTTGTAGAAGTTGCCCTCGTTCTCATGGTTGTACCGGCGGATCTCTCCAGAGTCGCAGTCTAGGGTGACGATGCAGTGAATGACCTGAGGGTCCAGGCCATCGGTTTCGATGTCGAATATTAGTGATGTCATACTTCCTCCTTTCCATCGAAAAGCGATGGCTCCTTACTTTCTATCGGCAGATACATCGGGTGATCCGCCTGTCCTTCGCCTTGATCTCGCAGATATGCGATTAGTTCCCCGAGCTGCTTCCGGTCTCCGCGAAAGAACCCAGTACCGTCTGTGGATTCGACACCGCGCTCATGGCACCACATCAGTCCCCGCATACCGTTGATGCGTCCGACGTGAACACGAGGGAAAGCCTCGGTCCATGAGGATACCGAGTTCATCTTCCAGTCTCGGGTGCCGCCGACAAAGATCACATCAGCTTCGATGTGATTGTCTTTGACCATCTGAGGGGTCATTCCGTCTTGGGCGGCAAATGCCGTGGGAAAGCCTGTGGCCTCTATGGCTGGAGCCCACTTGTCCCAAGCCCTGAAGGTCTCTTCCGGCTGCGTGACGACATCGGGAACAACAACCCACCTCGGAGGCACGGGCCTTTCTTTGGCCCACTCCAGGCTTTTGAGAAACGCCGCCTCGTCCCAAGGCTCCCCGTTCTTCCAGGCAGGAAACGCCCCGTTGTCCATGGCATACGGTAAATGAGGGTAAGGCCCGCGAACTCCATTCGGAGGCAGCAGTAATCCCAGGCCTCCGTATTTACCTTGGAGGTAGTGCGTCCTCCAAGAGGTCTGGTTGCTGACCATCACGAGCATAAAGGGTCAGCGACTCCTGCTTCGTTGAAAGCTGCCTGACGATAAGTACAAGCCCCACACTCTCCGCAGGGTTTCTCCAGTCCCCGGTAGCACGAGTGAGACTGGGCCAAAGCTCTTACGACATCCGGGTCTTTGCCGATCTCCGTGAGCGCCTCAGCTTTTGTCTTGTGAACCAGCGGGGTAACAACCTCTGCGTCTACACCACTGACTCGCAGCATCTCATTGACGGCATCAAAGAACTCCGGGCGGCAATCCGGGAACCCTTCATGGTCCTCACGACAAGACCCGATGATGACCTTGCCGCCACCTTGGGTAGCTACAAGATTCGCGGCACTTGTTAGAAACAGCAGGTTCCTTCCGGGCACTACCGCTCCGGGCTCCGAGGAAACCGTCAGAGCAGCGTCAATCACGTTGATGAGCTGGGGGACTTTAGCAATCAAGGCCACCTCAGTAGCTGCTGAGACTTCCCTTGAATGCACCTGCCCATAACTGAAAGTTAGGGCCAGCAGTTTGTCCATGTGCTTCTTAGCCCAGAACAGCGCCAGCGTGGAGTCCATGCCTCCGGATAACAAAACAATGTTCATTCGACTCCCCAGTATTTGTGGGCTTGGATGGTCATCATCCAGTCCTGCCCGTTGAAATGACGGCGGCCTTGGGTGTTGCGCTGAAGTTTGGAGACAGCCTCGGCAGTCTGTGGGCCGTTGATAGCCACTCCTTTGCCGCCCTCTCGGGATTCCCACTTAGGCTGCAGGTAGTAGTACCAATAGCGTGAGTGACCTCGGTAAGCCTCAAGTTCTTCAAGAGGCTGGCCTTCATAGACCACAAGAATTTCTTGGCCGTACTGCTGTTCAAGATGCTGCGCCGGAATCTTTGGAGATACGGTCAGCCAGTCAAACGGCATTTCAACAGCGCGGACGCCGGAGGTCTGAATGTGTACTTTTAGTTTCCGACGCTGTGCAAGGCGTACCAGCTCCTCCAGTTCTTCATACTGATCTGTAGGCTCGCCGCCTGTAATATGAAGCCAGCCGCCTGTGCCCACCTCTTGAACTGCGCGGTCAACGACTTCTTCAGACTCAATCAAATACCCATTCAATTTGTTCAGGCTGTACACCTCGTCGCAATCCCTACGGATCGGACAGGTTTTCACGCTACACCCAGCGAACCGAATGAAGTGTTGGCGGACACCTAAGAGATGGCCTGATCCTTGGATCGTGGTGCCTTGCCATGTTGCTCTAATGGTCACAGGTTAGCTTTCACCTTGTTCCAGTAGTCCTTCGTGTGTTCGCGGTTCTTCCAGTTGGGTCCGCCGTGGAACAGACGGGCCAGGGTCTCGTAGTCCTCTGCATACAGAGCGTTCGGCTCCCACCGCAGGAAGTAGACAAACATGACCAGCTCGGCGTTTCGCATCCCCCGGCAGTCTTCAAAGACCAGCCCGAGGTCGGGGTAGAACCCGGCAGCGTCCTCAAAGAACGGCAGTGTGATCTGGTAGGGACCGATCTCTCCGTGAGATCCGTTAGCTGCCCAGGGGTTTCTCTCGCCTCCTGTCTCCACCATCCTGATGGCGTTGAAGAACGGACGGAGACCATCATTAGAAAGGAGGATCGACATTCGTTGGGACGGACTCGAAGGCCTCTTCGACGACATGTAGAAGCCCTGAGTCTTCGTCGTATCTGAGGGTGTCGGCTGCTCCGATCTGGCCTGAGTAGCGGTTCTTAGCAACCCGGAGCCGTCGGTCGTTAGGCGAGCCCTCTCTGTCGGGAGCCTCAAGGAAGACGATTGAGTCTGCGTAATGAGCGATGGAACCGCTGCCGCGCAGATCAGCGAGAGATATAGAACCGGACTCTTCATGGGCTTGTCCTTGGGATTTACGGAGATGAGAAACGAGAATGAGTCCCACCCCGCAGGACTCCACGAGCGCCCGAAGATTCGACATGATGTTGTCTATGAGCTGCCGCTCATTGTCTGTGCCCCCGGCAGCTACAAGCATATGAAGGTGATCCAGGACGACGTACTCGACGCCCTCGGAAATCCTCATGTACTTGATGCGGGCCAACAGGTTGCCCATGCCGCCGCTGGGGTCATGCTTGAGGACGATCAAAGCGCCCTCAAATTCTTCCTTGAGTGTGTCCGCCAGTTCCTCCGGCGAGTGATCTCCGCGATCCAGATGCAGGGGTCTGCCTAGTACCTGCCCGAGGAGGCCAAGGATGGTCTGAGTCACACACTCTTCTAGACCGATGTATCCAACCTTGGCCCCCTCCCGGATCATGTGAACTGCGAGACCCCGGCAGAACTGAGACTTGCCCATGCCCGTTCCAGACGACAGGACAACGATCTCTCCTTGGCGGATGCCGCGTAGCGTCATCTGGAGCCTTGGAAATTGCCAAGGAATCGAGGGGACCTCGACCTCGTTGGTTATCAGCTCACACAAATCGTTCACGGTCAGGATGCCATCAGGTCTGTAGACCTTGGCTTCCCACCATGCGTTCACTACCTCCTCATGCTGTTTGTTCAGCAGTGCCTCACAGATGTCCTTCGACCCCTTGGGGACGTTGGCAATCCGTGCCTTGCCGGGGGTCAGTAGACCCGCACACTCGACCGCAGCTTTACGCCCAGCCTCGTCGGCGTCGAAGAAGAAGACCACACGCTCGTAGGTCTCCAGCATCTCGATGTGTTTAGCGATGACCTTCTTGGCTGACTGTGCGCCGTTCGGCAGGGAGACCACGGGCCTCTTGCCGCCAAACAGTTGGTCCATCGCAAGACAGTCGATCTCACCTTCGGTGATCGTGATGTACTTGCCCCGGTCGTTGCGGAATCGGTGGGACTGCCAGAGACCCATAGCCCCAGCGTCACCTCTGATCTCAAACTTCTTGCCTTCGTACCTGAGCTTCTGGGCAACCACAGTACCGGAGTCATCGCAGTAGTCCGCCACTTGCACGGGCCTGCCGTTGACCTCTCCGATCCCATAGCCAGCCCGGTAGCACGTCTCCTGGCTAATCTTCCGGGCCGTCAGAGCCGCCGGAGAATGTTGCACTAGGTCTTGAGCCATAGGGCTTACCTCTTTGACGGCCTCGGAGCCGTCAGCAAACGTGTGTGCCCCGCAGACAAAGCAGTGGGTGTGATGCACCTCTTGCGTCGCAGGGTTGCCGTACACAGCACGGCCATCAGACGATCCACAGACACAGGGCTCATGCCTCAGAAACGAGTCTGTATCGTGCATAACGCCTGCCGTTCTCGTCGGCTTTCATCTCGGTCTGGATGTTGTATCCAGCGTCTCTCAACTCCTTGATGCGAGCCGCCAGCCGGAAGCTGCCAGCCCACACTAGGGCCTCTCCCGGTGAGATCGTCTTGCCGCTCTTGAGGTACTCAAGAATCTTTTGGGTCTGTGCTTTCCTCATCAGTAATCCTCCACTCTTACTTCGATCCATCCTTCTTGATCCTGTTCAGCCCAAGCCTTCGTGGCGGTGAGCTGGACAACCTGCTGGTCATCGACGAACAACTTGCCGTTCAAGGCATCCAGAGCCCCCTTGCAGAAGTTGTCGGTGTCCGGCTTGGGGTACTGGAGGATTGTCTTCTTAGGTCTCTTGGCGAAGAACTTGAGGTCCACGCTGAGAGGCCCTGTAAGAGGACAACCCTCCAACCCCTGCTCCATCATCGCCGTGGGAACAACGTGTTCCGCCTGTCTCTTGAAGTCCCTGTAGGTCTTCGCGTAGAAAACGCGACCATTCCTAGCGACCCTGGGACGACTGGCAGGCACGGGGTTCAACGGCAGAATCAACAGCATTAGAACCCGGCGGCGTCTCCGGTCTCTGTGGTCTCGATCACGAGGTCTTCGTCGGCGGTGAAACCGTCAGACGCTGTGAACCCGTGGCTACCGCCACCGCCAAACTCCACAAGGTCGATCACCTTGACCGCCTTGCACCACAGGGTGACCCCGGTAGTACCGGAGGGAGTGCAGTAGGGGTTCACCTCGGTGGACACCTGTAGCTTTGAGCCACCCCCGATCTTCGCCGTGGTCGGCTTGAGCTGTGAGTCCAGCAGAGTCGGGCGTTGCTCCCAAGAGTCGCCGTTCCTTGCGGTGATCTTCGCCTTCAACTTGAAGGAGATCACGACGTGACCGGGGTTCTCCTCGTCTTCCTTCCAGGGCAGTTCGTTCTGCTCCAGCTTCTTCTTGCCCTTCTGCGAGCAGAACATCTGGTAGTTGTCATCACGGAACTGCGTGATCTCGTGCAAGAAACCCTCGGCCTCTTTGGCGGGGACCCGCAACTTGACGTGATAGAGACCTGCCGGGTCAAACTCCCGGTCGGGCTCGTTGAGCCTCGGCCATACGGCGGTGCCTTCGGGGGATACGATCTTCAGTCGGTTTGCCATTTGCTCCTCTGATTCAGTTGAAGAAATATTCTGAGTTGATAACGCAAGCCGGATCGAGGTCGCCGTACTCCGGCAGCTCGGGGAGTTCGACCCCGGCTGGCAGGTAGGCTTGGACCTCATCCCGGAAGTCGCGCAGCAAATCCTCGGAGAACATCCGGTGATAAGCTGCGCGGATGGACCCGGCGAGGATTGCCGAGTCCGCTGCGACGGTGGCGAAGGAGTCATGCACCATCGCAAAGCTGCTAACCCCGTGCATCTTCGCGGTGTTGACTGTCAGGCACATCGCCGCAGAGTCGAGGGAGTGAACAAAGTTGGGGGACAGGGCATTTATCATCTTGCGCCTGTCTTGCTTATCGGAGGCGACCCTCAGGCTATGACGCCGGATCTTGTCTCCGATCTTTGTCTTGACGACCTGGGAGTTCCACCGGGTGTACCGCTGCTTGACGGGGAAACCGATGGGTGTAGTCCAGCGGATCGCTATGTCTTCCTCACAGCAGATTTCAGCGACCTCCTTGAACCACTCCATAGCTCGCATGGCACCCGTTAGGGTTTCTTCCATGGCTCGCCAGATAATCCGGCTGAGGAACAGGCAGGGAGTCCAGGTGTTTCCGACAGGGAGAGACTTGCCGGTCTTCTTTGACTGGCTCTGGTACCAATCGCGGGTGTACTCGAAGCAACTGTGGTGTGAGCTGTTGTAACTGCGGGTCATCACCGGGCGCTTGACGGTTTTGCGGTTAATCCCGAAGTCCAGCCAGAACTTGGCGAACTCGTTGTGCGCTTTAGCCAGGTCCTCCAGTTGCCGGGTGACGCTATCGGCTACAGCCTGATAGAGGTCTTGAGGATGCTCTGACGGTGTGCAGTTAGTTGCCTTGGCTCCCTCGGGGTCTCTCAGCAAGAGACTCAGGATCTGCAGGCCTGACTGGGTGGCGTCTTGATGGATAGGGAGGCAACTGACGAAGTTCTCTGGGTCTTTGGCAAGCCCCTGTAACTCGAAGCAACCCGCGAGAGCCTCCCATGGGGAATCAGCTTCCATCCAATCGTTGTTCGTATAGGGATCTTCCGCGACCGCTTGCAGCATATCCATGTTGCTGTTGGCCCAGGCCACCCTGTCCTCAAACGACAGCTTGTCTTTTCCCCAGGCATTAGCCACAGCAATCGCCAGCCAAGCCTCTGCGGTGTCTCCTTGGATCTTCTTGCCTTCGTGAAACAGCAACAGACCCTTGCATAAGGATGGCCCCTGAGGATGTAGAGCGAGGCTGACGGGATACTGACGGCCCCTCCAGTCAAGCTGCGAGGTAAACCACAGCGGCTGACCGTCGTACTTCTTGGCGATCCACAGGATCTTTGAGATCATTATGCGTTCAGAACGACTCTTGGCGTTCTCGTCGTTGACCGCAGCAGCAGCCCGTCGGTATTTCTTTCGGGCCTCTTCGTTGGTCTCGATGTCCTCGGGCTTTGCAGGTAACTCTAGGTCCTCACGCAGAGGCAGGTCGGCACACTCCAGGTTGTTCTCCCAGTAGTGCGCAAAGACCTCTAAGACTCGGCTGTTGATCTTGAAGGCTGTGCCCTGGATCGCGTTGACGGCAT